TGTTCGCTTTTTGTTCTAGTTTCTTGTGGAAACGTTCATAATTGCAGATTTTCTTATGACATAGACAAGTTTCCGAATCGGGAGGCACTTTACCTATGTGATTTTTAGTATAAATACTATATTATGACTTATTGCAACAATTGTGGGAGAGAATCCCATTGCGGAAAGCCAAAGTACGAAATGATGGAAGCAAGAAAATTGGAAATCTGTAAATATTGTAGATGTGATGATAAAAAATGTAGTGTGAAAAGGGATAAACAGAATGTCAAAAGAAAAAAAGTTTAAGTTTACAGATAATAAAGAAATAAATGAAGAAATATCTGCTACGAGTTGGAAAAAGGCAGTTAAATCTTTCCAAAATAAAGTAAAAGTGCCATTAATCTTTATGGAATGGATAAGTAAGAAAGGTCAAGAGATGACCAAGTGGCAAAAACTACCTATAGGTAGAAAAGATAAGATAGGAAAGTAAATTATGAGTAATATTGATACGTTAGTAGAACAATTGGGAAAATTAACAGTTATTGAAGCGGGTGAATTAGCAAAAAAACTAGAGAAGACTTGGGGTTTAGATTTAAATGCTATAATGAGTACACCTGCGCCAGTTGAAGAAGTAAAAGATGAGTCTTTATTCAAAATTACTCTAATAGGTTTTGAACCTGATAAAAAAATTAGTGTAATTAAAGCAATTAGAGCGTTTAAAGATATGGGACTACTTGAAGCAAAGAATTTTGTAGAAGGTTGTCCTTCAATTATTGCCGAAGACCAAGCAAAAGATGAGGCAGATAAAATTAAGGCAGATATTGAGTCTGCTGGAGGAAAAATAGAGGTAAAATGATAGAATACTTAAAAGACGCAAAAAAATGGTTAACTGAAACTAAAGTTCCAGTATACGTTTTAATATTAGTAGTAGCAATTTGGATATTAGCATAAAGCAATGCCAGGTATCAGTAGAAAAGGCGACCAATTAACAACAGGACACACTTGTGCTGGAGTAACTATATTAGATACTCCAACACAATCTACTGTAAGAGCAAATAATATTGTTATAGCAAGAAAAACAGATAAAACTGTTTCTCATCCATTTTCACCACCACCACTTTGTCCACCACACGTTGCTTTTGTTAATAAAGGTTCTTCTACTGTTAGAGTTGTAGGATTGCCTGTATCACGAATTGGTGATAGTACAGACAATGGACAATTAATTAAAGGTTCTACTACAGTAAGAGCGGGCTAAACTGTATAAATATTACAGTTATGGCACAAAATCAAGCATTCTTAAACGATTATACAAAACACGTTAAAAGTACTAGTACTAGGCAGTCTAGGAAGTTTAGAGATATAGATTTAGACTTTGGTAGAAATCCAATAACTAATGACGTTAATGTTGTTGAAGACGCAATAGCAATAAAAAGGTCTGTAAAGAATTTAGTACAAACAAATTTCTATGAAAGACCTTTCCATCCAGAATTAGGTTGTGGTGTAAGAGGATTACTTTTTGAAAATTATACTCCAGTAATGAATGTATTTTTAAAAAGAAAAATAGAAGAGTGTTTAATTAATAATGAACCTAGAATCAAATTAACTGGTATTATAATAAATGGAGATTCTTTTGAAGAAGGTTCAGAAGCAGATGATTTGACGGCAGCACCAGGGGGAAATGTAGATGATAATAGATTAGATGTAGAAATACATTTTAATATTATAGGTGTACCAAATCCACAATCAGTTTCAATAATTTTACAAAGGTTAAGATAAGATGAGTCAACATAAACTAGAAGTATCAGAATTAGATTTTGATTTAATCAAATCAAATTTAAAATCATTTTTACAAAGTCAAACACAATTTCAAGATTACGATTTTGAAGGTGCTGGTTTATCTATTTTATTAGATGTACTATCTTACAACACTCACTACTTGTCATACATCGCTAATATGTCAACTAATGAAATGTATTTGGATAGTGCTGATATTAGAAAAAATATTGTTTCATTAGCAAAGATGTTAGGATATACTCCTACATCTCCTAGAGCACCAAGAGCGTCTATTGATATTCTTGTTAATGGCGCAACAGGTTCGTCTGTTACAATGCAGAAGGGAACAGTTTTCACAACTACAGTTGAAGCAGTTGATTATCAATACGTGACTAATGAAGATATAACAATTTCACCAGTAGATGGAATTTATAAATTTGAAAATGTATCTCTTTATGAAGGAACGTTGGTTACATTTAAATATACATATGAAGGAGATACTGACCAGAAATTTGCCATACCTAGTAATACAGCAGATACTTCAACTTTAAAAGTTACAGTTCAAAACAATGCTACAGATACTACACAAGCAGTTTATTCTTTATCAGGTGGTTATAATAATATTGCAACTGATACAAAAGCATATTTTATACAAGAAGGTGTAAATAGTAATTATGAAATTTATTTTGGTGATGGTGTTGTAGGTAAGAAATTAGTTGATGGTAATATTGTTATATTAGAATATATTGTAACTAATGCACCAGATTCAAATGGTGCTTCAAAATTTTCATTATCAGGAAATGTTGGTGGATATTCAAGTGTAACTATAACAACTGAATCAAATTCTTCAGGTGGTGCGAGTAGAGAATCAAATGATTCAATAAAATTTAATGCACCTTTACAATATGGTGCTCAAGATAGAGCAGTTACAGCAACTGATTATGAAACGTTAGTTAAATCAATTTATCCAAATGCATTATCAGTAAGTGCGTGGGGTGGTGAAGATGATGAAACTCCAACTTATGGTGTAGTAAATATTTCAATTAAAGCAAAATCAGGAACAGTATTATCAGATACATCAAAAGCAGATATAGTAACTCAATTAAAACCTTATAACGTTGCTTCAGTAAGACCAATTATAAAAGATCCAGAAGCAACTTCTGTATTAATTACTTCAAATGTTAAGTATGACGCAAAGGCAACAGCAAAAACTGCTGATACTATAAAGGCAGATGTTATTGATAAGTTACTAGCTTATAATACTTCTACTTTACAAAAGTTTGATTCAGTATTTAGATTTTCAAAAGTTACAGGTTTGATTGATAATACAGATGATAGTATTTTATCAAACATCACAACTGTTAAAATAAGAAAATCTTTCCAACCTATACTTTTAACATCTTCAAAATATAGTATCTATTTTAGAAATGCATTATATAATCCACACTCTGGACATATGGCAAGTACAGGTGGAATATTAAGTTCATCTGGATTTAAAGTAGATGGTAATGACAACGAATGTTTTTTTGATGATGATGGCGCAGGTAATGTAAGATTATATTATTATTCAAGTGGAGTAAAATCTTATTTAAATTCAACGCAAGGTACTATTGATTATGGTACAGGTGAAATAACAATCAATTCAATGAACATTGCGAGTATATCAAATATTAGAGGCACAACTTCAACAGTAGTTGAATTAAAAGTAACACCAAGTTCTAATGATGTTGTTCCAGTTAGAGACCAAATTGTAGAAATGGATATTGCAAATTCAACTGTAACTGTTACTGCCGATAGTTTTGTAGGAGGAAGTGCTGAGGCAGGTGTGGGATACACAACTACTTCCAGTTATTAATGACAAATGGCAAAATTTAATGATAAGATTTCTACAATACTCTCTGGTCAACTACCTGAATTTATAGTTAGTGAACATCCAAAGTTTGCTGAATTTCTTAAAGTCTATTACCAATTACTAGAGTCCGCTGAGTTATCAGTAACTTCTGTTAAATCTACAGAAGGTATCTTATTAGAATCAGAAACAGACCAAGCATATAATTTAGTTTTAAATGCAAGTGCTTTAGGTAGTGCAAGAACATCACTTGACGCAGGCGATAAAGTTATTTTTGAAACTTATTCTGGTACTGAATATGGAAAATTTACTAGAGGTGAAACAATTACAGGACAATCTTCTGGTGCAACTGCTGTTGTATTAACAGAAGATTTAAATAGTGGACGTTTATTTATATCTGCTCAAGATAAATTTATAGATGATGAAATAATTGTAGGGTCAAGTTCAAATGCTTATGCAACAATAAATAATTATAAACCTAATCCAGTAAATAATATTACCGACCTAGTTAACTT